TTCAGCAGTGATCTTTTTTTCAGATGCTTTTTTTGTTGATTTTTTTGCCATGATTATTTTTAATTAAAAATGTTAACGTTTCAAAGATATAAAAATAAATAATCTAATACAAATTTATGTAATAAAACTAGTTATTATTTACTTACTCCAGGTTCAACAGGTTCAAAACCACCACCATCACCTTTGTCAGGATCAGGTTCAAGACCACCACCTCTGTCATCACAAATAATAAATAATAAATTACCTCTCTCAATATAAAGAGGTTGTAATCTATCCATATCAATATAGTAACCATCTGGTGGAAATTCTGTACCAAGAGGATTTAAATAAGCTATTCTTTCAGCACCATCCTCATCTACTTCAACATAAAATGTAAACTGCTCAGACCTAAAAGGGTCTGCTTGACATACTTCAAAACTATCCCTATAAATACCAGCATATGTTTTTTCTATAAGAGTTGGTCCAGATACACAGTTATGATCATAACCATAAAACTCACTTATAGCATGAGGTGCACCATTATCAGCAGTGGATGGATTACAAGGGTCAGTATTCAATTTTGTTGTAGCAAGTGAATGTAAAGAAAGATTACTTGCTATAACATTTTTCTCATCTGCTATGTTTAAAAATGATATTTGTCCTGATGTTTGTAAAGGCATATTATTTTTGTTTTAAAGCTTTTACTTCTGCTTTTAATAAATCAATTTCTGCTTGTTGTTCTTTCATACCTTCAATCAATACACCAACTATTTTTTCATAGTCAACTGTTTTGTAGACCTTTCCTTCTTCAGCACCTTCCATTAAAGGCATGTCATGCTCATGTACAATTTCTGGTAAAACTTCTTCAACCTCTTGAGCAATTAAACCAAGATCTCTTTTGTCTTTTCTTGTACCTGCATTCCAAGTATACTCAACACCTCTTAATGCTTTAATTTTATCTACAGCATTTGTTATTGTAACAACATCATCTTTTAATCGTGCATCTGATATTGTGGTTGAGTATGCAATAATATCTCCATCAACATGTAGTGTACCATTATCATACAGCCTCATATCTTCTGAACCAGCAGTGTACCATCTGATACCTACAGATGCATCATACCAAGTAAAGTCATGTGTGTTACCTGTATATATATCTACCCCGGTACTATTTCTTCTACGGTCATCCTCTAAACGGAATGTAGTACCGCTTAATGTTAATCCATAGTTACCATCAGCTGAGTATGTGGTGTTTGTATCTGTATTTACTACAGTTTCAGTTGCTGAGGTGATACCTATGATGTGTCCATATGTATCAAGCGTAATATCTTGTATATAAGTTCTACCACTATTGTTTACAGAACCTTGAGATGAAGTATCACTATGTGAGAATGTTGTACCACTTAATGTTAAACCTCCTCCAGCAGAGTATGTTGTGTTAGTATTAGTGTCTTTAGCATTAATGATTATATTATCACCTTCTTGAACAAATGTTACATTCTCACCATCAACAAATTGTTTTTTGGTTACATTTCTAATTTCTGCATCACTTCTTTGAGTATTGGTGTTGGTATCAGTAGCTGATATTACACCAGTGGAAGATATTGAAACATTTGTTCCAGCTGAAAATTTACTTCTTACTTGAGCCGTTGATAGTTGAGTATTGGTATCAGTAAACTTAGCATTAGCAGGTACTGCAGTTTTTACATTATCAAATGCCCAGTTAGAAGAAATAGATACTCCTGTTTGACCATCTCTTGGGGTATCGTCAACTGGCCTCCAAGTGTCAGTATTAGCATCAGATGTAGTTACAGTAAATTTGGTTCCATCAGCTTTTGTAAATGTAATAGTATCATTTGATACAGTTGCATTTGTAAGTGCATTAAGGTTTCCAGAATCCCAAATGGTTTTAATTCCACCCCACTCATCATCACTTGTTGCAGTTCTTCTTTTAAGATCATCTCCTGTGAAAATTAACTGCTCTTGTCTGTGAGTTGGGTCAAAAACAGACCACTTACTTACAGTTAATAAGGCATGCCAAGCGTCTCCTTTAGCTCCAGTATCTGCTGAGCTTTGGAAATCCCACTGTGCATATCTATCATTATAATAACTTGGAAGTCTAAAACCACCTCTACTATCTGTAATGTAGTTTCTATCGTTTGAAGAAGTTAAATAACCAGCACCGTTGGTTAACTGATTATTATTTGTAATATAGTTAGCATTTGTTGCTCCAGTAAAACCTAAGTTTCCTAAAGTAATACCATGTGGATTACTTGCATTAGCATGATCATAGGCCCAGTTGGAAGAAATAGATTCACCCGTTTGTCCATTCACTGGAACGTCATCAATACCTCTCCATGTATTTGTATCTCTATCTGCAAAAGTTGCAGTAATGGTACCACCGTCTCTTTGAGTAAGAGTTAATGTTTTAGTTGATGTACCACTAAATGATGCACCGGTAATATAATTGTCATATGCTTGTTTCCAGTTTGCAGATGTTCCATTACTAGCAGTCCATACACCATCCTCACCAAGAGCAGCTTTTGGATTACCGTTACTACACCAAACCATTTGATGACCACCTGCCATAGTACCACCAGTAGCATTATTGGTGTGTTTATAAGCAAGACCATATAAGTTACCAAAGTTAACACCATCTTTATTATTTCTATAGGCAGTACCCATTGACCAGATATGATCCGTTTTAGTAGAATCATATGTACCAAAAACACCATGATCTCTATAACCATTACCACTATTTACAACATCACCTCTTAAATATAATGTTGCATTTAGATAATCAGTAGCATTACTTCTCAGATACTTACCATCTGTTTGTGTAGTAATATCAAACCCTGTAATATATCTAGCTCCGTTTTCAAGTTGGTTGTTATTAGTAGGAATAGATGGTAAGACCTCATCTTCTATTCTTTGATTAACTTTAGCTGCTTCAGCGGCTCCTGTTCCTGCCGCATCAAATGCAGATGTGTTAACGTATGCCGCTGAACCTAATCCTAATTGGCTTTTAACGTGAGCTTTAGTTGCTTTTCTAATATAACCATCATTTGTGTTTACATAGAAATCAGTAATTGTGTTTGTAGTATTACCTGAAGTTGTATTTATCCAACCAAAGTTTGTGTATCCACTTCCATCTGTTCTTACTACTTTATTAGCAACATTTGCTCTTGTTCCACCTAAGTCAAGACCATCTAATAAATTTGAGTCTGCTGCTTTTCCAGTTGTAGTTAAATAACTTGCAGGGTTAAAGTTTCCTGTATGGAATATTTCTCTGTCTGTTCCATCAAGTTTAACATACATTCTGTTGTTAGTGTCATCATAAACAAAACCATCATTATTGGCCATGTTAATAACACTATCACCATCAGTAAAGTAATTACCTTTAGCTTGTTTTCCAGCTAATGCTGTAGTAATGCTAGCTGCATAGCTGGCATTGTCTCCAATAGCAGCAGCCAATTCATTTAGTGTATCAAGAGCACCCGGTGCACCATCAACAAGTTTACCAATTGCAGTAGCTATTTTATCATCTACTTCTGAATCAGTTGCATAAGTAGATGGTATAGATTTAAGATATCCAGAATCATTAGTCCACTGAGAAATGTTACCAGACTTATTTGTTAAAGTATTAGTAGAACTAGCAGTAATAAAACCATATGAGTTATTCCACCCTGTGTTACCGTCTGTAATATAACCAGCACCATTTGTTAACTGATTATTGTTAGTTGGTATTGCAGGAATAACCTCTTCATTTATTTTTCTGTCTATAGCATCAGCAGAACCCGCTGCATCAAAAGCAGAAGTGTTTTGATATGCTGCTGAACCAAATATTTCACTAAAACGTTTTCTACGCTCTGCTCCATTATCTAGTAGTATTATTTCATCAACAGTAGGAGATACTGCCGCTGTCATATCAGTTAACTCAGAAAGGTCTAAAGTTATAGTTACAGCACCACTTGATGCTGTACCATCTAAACCTGCGCCTGTAGAAACACCGGTAATAGTACCTGTGTTACTCGTGTATCCAGCACTTGCATGATTACCCCAATCGTAAGCAGTATTCCAGTTAGCTGAATTGTTAGCAAAATCACCAGCATGCCATACTCTATTACCGTTTGTTAAAGTATTAGTCCCGTCAACTACATCACCAGATTGATTAGCATTAACGTATAAATTACCATTAACCCTAACAGCTCCATCTTTTATATCTACATAATCTTTATGACCATTTTGATAATGCGTATGTGAAAACTTAAAATATTCATTACCATTATCTTGAGTAAAGAAGTTAAGATTGGAATTAGTATCACCATCACCTGTATTTTTAAAATTAATACCAGCTAAATCTGAATTTACATTCCAAAGAAAACCATTGTTTGTGCTACTTGTTTTAAAAGTAATAAGACCTGACACTGCCCCTCCAGAAAGAGGTAAATATCTTCCGTCTAAATCTACTGATGCACCTGCTCTTCCAACACCACCTAATGATAAAACACCATTACCTGTGTTAAAAGAGGCAGAGTTTACATAGTCTACACTGTTTGTATTTGTATCTGTAGAAGAAATTGTAACCTTTCCTCCTGCTCCGTAGCTGAGAGCCACATTAGATCCTGCAATAAGATCTAATGTGCCCCCAGACTGTACGGTTGTTCTTTGAGTCCCATTTGTTTTGAGATTCCAAGAACTATAATTGTCATAGTCATGGACATGAGCTGCAGCTGCATAACGTCCATCTAAGTCAACAGTAACTGTATTACTGTCACTTAAAGTGGCTGTTAAAACCCCTGAGCCTGTATTAAAAGATAGCCCACTAAGTTTAGTGTCAGCCATAGTCATAGTAGCAAAATGTAAATTACCACTACCATCTGTTCTTAACACTTGTCCGTTAGATCCATCTGCTGCTGGAAATTTTACATTTCCTACAACTAAATCTGATAATACCTTTAAACCCATAACTTTATTTTCAATTACTTACAAATATACTAACTTTATTAAAATGCTGCAACAATAGCCATTACCATAATACTATCAGGAGCTGGTGGAATTGCAAAATCAAATCTAACAGTTTCAGGATCTAAATGAGTAAAATCAACCATTACCAATTGACCTGATGCAGTATCATAAGCTTGAATCATTACAACACGAGCACCTAAATTATGAGGCCATATAATACTTGCTGAAGCACCATCACCTATTACACCCGCAGTTCTAGTAGCATCAGAAAATGCACCAACTTGTTGATCAACTAAAGCTTTAGCAGCTTTTGGAGTTACAGCACGTGAAGTATCAGCACCAGCTTTAGCTTCAGCATCAGTAGCTAATTCTACAACACCGACTTGTCCTGTACTAGCTGAATCTACGCTAAGAGCAAGAGCAGCACCTTCAGAAGAAGCAGAACCATTCAATGCACCTGAAGTAGTTACACTAGCAACGTAGTTACCAGTTGTATCAGTACCAAGAGCAACAGAGTTAGCAGCAACAGCAGCAGTTAATGTAACATTTGCACTACCGTCAATACTAACATTACCTGTTAAATCACCACCTAAAGTAATAGTTCTTGCAGTAGTCCATTTATTAGCATCAGCAGCTGTACCCTCTAAATCACCAATAAATCCATTAGCACGTACATCATATGCAGCACCAAAATCCCATCTATCAGCAGCCTCATCCCAAACTAAACTTACATTTGCAGAAGTACCTCTTTCTACTTCAAAACCTGCGTTTTGAGAAGGAGCACCTGCTTCATCAGCATTAAGTTTAATAATTGCATCACCAATGTTTACCTCATTAGAGTTAACAGAAGTAGTTGAACCATCAACACGTAAATCACCAGGAATAACAACAGTTGAAGTTGCTCCACCTAATGTTAAATCGTTAGCACCAATAGAAGCACCAATTGATCTATCACCTGCTACAAAGTCTAACCCTGTTAAACCAACAATATTTGTTTCAGTACCACCTAACTTAATTTCAACAGCACCTACTGTAATAGAATCAGCAGCTAATTTAGCAGTATCAATTGCTCCATCAGCTAAACCAAGAGTAATTGTACCTGAGCTTGTAATAGGAGATCCTGATACTGTAATACCATCATTACCTGCAGCTGCTACAGAAGTTACTGTACCTACAGTACTAGAAGTACCTGCACCAATTAATGCTCTAATCTCAGCACCAGTTACACCTGAAGCTAATGTAGGAGTTCCACCGCCAGAGAAAATACCTGGTTCAGCAAAGCTTGTGAAACCATCAGGGTTTGTAGCATTGTAAGGTGTAAACCCTAAACCTGTAGTAATTTGACCAGAAGTCAATGATAAAGAACCACCAAGAGTTAAGTTACCTGAGCTAGTTACAGTTCCAGAAAGAGTAAGACCACTTACAGTTCCTGTACCACCAACACTAGTTACAGTACCTTGATTGTTAGAGAATGGTAATGCTAGTACATCATAGTAATTTACATTATCAGAAGCATCTGATACTGCAATATGCATAGATGTAGTAATGTCACCTGAACCTGCACCAGCAGATAAAATAACGTTGTTTGCACCAGCATAATCTACAGCTACGCTATCAGCAGCAACCGAGATACCAGCACCAGCACCAACGTTTAAGGTAACAGCACCTGAAGAACCTCCACCTGATAAACCTGATCCTGCAGTAACACCTGTGATGTCACCAGAAGCAGAAACCCAAGAAGAACCATTAAAAATCTCTAATGATCCAATTGATGAGTTGTAAATAATTTGACCGTCTGCTGGACTAGCCGGACGGGTTGCAGTGGTAAGAGTATGTATTACAGCATTCTGTAACTCGTACCCTTGCATGTCAATGTTTAACGTCTCTAAATGAGACAAATACTTAAGAGCCATAATTGTTTTTTTACGTTTTTAATTGTTATTGTTTTGTTGCTGATTAGTTTAAATAAGCAGTCCCAGCAACAGGAATTGCAAATTGTATTTTTAATGTATTATTATCTATATAATCTATTTCACCCATTATATCACCACCTGTTTTATCTTCTATTCTAACAGAAGGTTTTTTATTAAGGTTATGATTTATAGTCCAAACCATTGAAGAATTATCTTGATCATGAACATAATTTAAATCTTTTTCATCTTCTAAAGTTGTTGATTCTAAAATGTCCAATCTTTTTGTTAAAGCCTCTAGGTCAACAGCTGTCCAAATAACAGCATCTTTTTCTGAAGATGTTGTACATTGCTGAATATTTCTTTTTCTTAAACCCATTTTATTTTTAAATTTTAAATCTTGCCAATCACATAAATTTTTATCAATAACAGCAGCCTCCATATCAAAAACACAACACGGTTCCATGCCATATCTTAATGACATAAAATTTTTATATACTGCATTTGCAAATTTTTGCTCAGTATGTATTTTCTTTTCTAAGACTGAATCCATTTTATTTTTGCTTTTTTAAAGCTTCCTCATATTGTGTTAGACAAGTTTTATGAACAATTGCTCCATCAGAAGCTTTTGTTTTTTGGCATCCACAACTAAATGATTTGTTACATTGTTTACACATAATATATTGGTTTTTAGTATTTTAACATCCTACTAATTTGCAGGATATTTTTTGCAATCTTTTTTTAGCGTATTCATATAAAGACATTCCTTTATCCGGACTGTTGCAGTATTCTACATTAGCTACTGCAGCATCAATCAATATCCTTATATATTTCATTTCATCAATCAAATCTTTTCTTTCACTATGAGGTTCACAATCTTTCACATCAATGTGACAAAGTGTTTCATAATATAAATTCATAAGATTTGTAATTCTTAAATGATTATACTCTACATAAACTTTACTAACTGGAGCTACACCATATTTAATAATGTATATACCATCAGGTAATTGAGTTCTCATTGTACCACAATTATCAAGCTGAGTACCTAAAAGACATCCATTTAAAGTTACATCAAAATGTGTATCTACTTTTATAATTGCAGGAACATTGTAGCCTGGAGGTGTTACAAACAACTCTCCACAGTCTACTTCAAGTTTAGAAGTATACTGGCTAGTATCTTTTATAGATAATACCTCACAGTTAGCTACTGTTGGTACTTCCAAACTTAATATATGTTTTTCTGCCATGATTTATGAATTAAGTAAACTAATATGCTACAGTAATAATATACAAAAAAAGATTAGATTATAAAATAAAAAAGGCAGGAGATTGCTCTCCCACCTTTAATTATTTAGAATTTACATTAATCTTATTGATCAATAGAATCTTCTCTTTCAATTGGATTACCTGATGCATTTGCAGCAGCTACTAAAATATCCAATAAAGCTTCCACTTCACCTTGAGTATCATCATCATCACATTTAACAAAGATCTCATATACATATTGATCATTATCAAATACGCTAGTTGCGTTATTCAAACGTGGCACACTGTGTTGTACATAGTATGTTTTGTAAAGAGCAGAACGGTCTACAGCAGAAATTACTTCTTCAGAACCTTCAATCTCACGCATACGTACAGCATCTACATTACCTTGGTGGTAAGGAGCTTGTCCATAAGCCTCAGTTAAAAGAATATTTCTCAATACGCTTTCACCTGTTTTTTGTTGCATTGTACCCGGAGTAGTTACTACATCTCCACAGTCATTACAAGGATTTCCAGTTTCATCCATGATAGATCCTACTAATTGAATAGGTTCTTTTCCAAAGTAATCACGTGTGTCAAAAGAACAGTCACCAAATTTAGTGTCTACATAAGCACCTCTGAAAGTTACAGTAGCAGATACAGCATCAGCAACTGGGTCAGTAGAAGGAGTATAAGTTCCATCTAGTACTTGAGCAATTGTGTAAACAGTTGTTACAACAGAACCTGAAGCACTTGAAGTAACAGAAACACCACCACCTACAGCTTCTTTAACAAAAGGTGCAATGATTGGATCAGCCAATAACATTTTAGCTGCTTCAGCAATAGCTAATGCAGGATCAATGAATTCTTGACCATCAATACAACAAACGCCAGCAGAGTCACCAATAGCATAAGCATTGTGATTCAAGAAACGTAGAGCAGGAGCACCTTTAACATCCAATCTCATCATAAGTGATGATCCACATGGAGCACATTTAGGTCCTACAGAAATAGCAACAGTTGCAGCAGTAGCATCAATACAGCTAGATTCCCATACTCTTGTTAAGTATTTAGGATTAATTCCTTTAGATTTTACAGATTCAGCATAACCACCGTGAAATTTGTTTCCACCAATAGTATCACTATTGTGTAAAGAACCTTGCACAAGATATGCCATTCCTGGTTTTGGGAAAGCACCAGATGCATGAGCAGTCCAGTCTTTTCCATCAACTAATGCTAATTGACCAGCAGCCAACGCAGAAGTTTTTGTTCCATCAGCAGCAGAAGCATCTGTTGCTAAAAAGCTTTTATAAAAAGCATGATTAAAATAAGCCATTTTTTCAAAAATTTAAATTTAACAAATATATAATTGTGCGTCATTGCACATATATAATATACAATATTTCTTTTAATTTACCAATTAACTAAGAAATAATAATTTATACTTAGCAGCATTAATTTCATCTTTAATAAGATCTAAGTTACTAACTACTTCTGAGTGCGGTATTACTTGTTGAGCTTCATCCACTTTATAAGACAGCATTCTTAAATACTCTACAGCACCTTCTACACTTGTTAAAGTAGCAGGAGCCTTATCAGGATAATTAAGTATTACCTCACAGGCACCTTGGTAACCCTCTGCTACAGTATCAATAAGATCTGGTAAAGCATCATATATTTCATTTAATGCTTTGTGTTGTGCATAAGAACCTTCTCCTGTTACTTGTAAATGAAGTTTATGAAAACTGGTTCTAGCATTCATAACTTCAACAACTAAATCTGCAGTTAAAGCATCAACTTGTTTCATCTCTGGAGATCTTTCCATTGTTGCTTTTTTTACAGAAGGTCTTTTCAATCCCTCAGATCCTTTTGCTTTTAAAGGTCTTTTATATTCCATCATTAATTATTTCTTTCAGCATCTTGCTGATTGGTTTGATATTGATTAAAGTTTTCTATATCACCTGCAATTAAAGATGCTGTTTCATCTAACAAAACCTCTACTATATCATCTTTAAATTCACATATAACATCTACAATTGTACCTGTTCCATCATAAGGGTTTTGACAACCCGCAATTTCTATATTTACAGGTTGTCTATAATATGTTAAGTCAACATCAGTAATATTGAAGTCTCTTCTATAAACTCTTACATTATTACCCAACCACGTGCAATATGTTTCACCCCAATCATAATCAGGTCTTTTCAGAGGATCCCTCATAAGTAAATCTACATTAGCTTCTTCAGCTAAATAAACTGTCATTGATCTAGGTTCAGGACAACATTCACTTGTAGCAAATGCAGATATCCTTTTGTATTCCATGTAATTACTAGGAATTGCAGTAGATTCAAAAAAGTTATCAAGTTGAGTACCTGGTAAATTTACCTCTTCCAATAAAATTTGTAAATCATCAATTCTTCTCTTAGACATTTCATCTCCCTCACGGAACATATTGTTTCCATGTAGTTGACGTCTAACCCATTCTACTTGGGCTTTATTAAAAGCTTCTACTATTTGCCAACATTCTATGTTATCATAGTCATTGCTGGCAAGTTTATTAAGCCTTTGTTTTAATTTAATTTGAAGAGTCTGATTATTCATTATTTATTGTTTATGAGTTCCAATATGGTTCAACCTTGGACAATAAACTTAATAATGTATCTTCATTTCCTGGATCTTTTAGATATTCAATTACTTCACTAGATCTTTTACCTAGTTTTTCTGAACTATCCATTGTTTCAATCCATCCTGAAGATTTAGGTACTAAAAATCTATAGTACATAGCATCTTTAACCAACGCTCTTACTTTAAGATTTTCCATAGAATCTTTAGCAGCATCTAAGAAAGATTGAGCTGCTCTTTTTTTGTTAGATTCTGCACCTTCACCATTTATATACATGTCCATATTTTCATACATGATGTCATTAGGTGTTGACTTAGTGTATTGTACACTTTCCACATCAACACTTTTAGCAACATACATTAGCTTAGTAACATCTGTATCATATAACTTTTGTAGTTCAGAAAGAGCTCTGTTTCTAAGTTTAGTATATTCAGTTCTTTCACTAATAGTTTCTTCCAATTGGTCTAAATAAAACTTAGGTGCATTAATTGCTTTTTTTGCTTCTTTTAATGTTCTAGCCACCATAGCAAAACCTCCAGCATTAATAGCATAAATTTTAATTAAATCATAAGAGTCTGTTGCAGGATCCAAAAACACTGGATCATTACCACATCTTAAAGATATCTTAGACCAAAAAGCATCATTATCTGGTTTAAGTAATGTTACTTTATTCCAGAAATCTTTATCTTCAGGATCTATAACATTAGCAGCTAATTCTGCTTCTAACTGTGCTACAGTATTTCTTATTTCTTTAACCTTAACTTCTCTGTCTCCAGGAGATAATCTTTTAACTTCTGGTGCAAATTCATTTAACCCAGTAAGATATCTTTTAACTCCATTCATTTCTAGACATGCTAAAGACTCTTCATGCCAAACACCTTCATGCAAAGCCATTCCATAATTTTGTAATCCCATATTATCTTTATTAGGATTAAAAAATGGTCTGATTGCAATAGCTGAATTTTTATTCTGCTGATACTTTTCTACAATAGTGTAATCACTCATTTTTCTTTGGTTTTAAAATTAATAATTGTTATTCAACTCAAAAGTACATAATTATGTACAATTATTATTAATATTTCTAAAGTCAGGTTTTACCCTGACTATAGTTATTTAAGTTGAAAATTATTCAGGATTTTCTAACTCCTCAATTCTTTTTTCTAATTTATTAATGTAATCAACAAGAACATTTAAGTGAGCAAAAGAAACTTTACCATGTTCTGCTTTTTCTGCTTTAACTAAAATCTTGTCTTGATTAACTTGTTTTAATTTTCCAAGTGCCATAATATTATATTTTAAAAGGTTAAAAAATAAAAAGGGAGGGGTTTAACCCACCTCCCCTTTATTAGCACATATTAGAATGATCCTCCAGTAACTGGGTTTCTCATTACAATTTTAAGAACTTTAGTTGGATCTTTAACCCAGATAGCTGGCATGGTTTGAGTCATGTATACTCTATAACCATTAAAGTTACCTGAAGATGCAAATCCTTGAGTTCTTCCCATATAGTCCATAGTACCATTTTGGTAGAACCACTTAAGTTGATTATCCCATGATAATTTCAACAAGTGAATGTTATCATTTCCATTCTCACTTACGTCAAAGATGATGAAGCTGTAAGAGCTTAATGGACGTCCATCAATTAATGGATTCTCAACATCATTAGTATGTAAGTTATCAAACGCTGGGTTCAATACAAACTTAACGTTAGCCAAGAAAGGAATAGTAAAGCTTGTGTAAGCAAAACCAAAATCAAGATCCATTCCTGATCCTTTCACAGCACCAATATCAGAAGCATTTTGAACTAATCCAGAACCATATACTTCATCAGCAATAGCTTTGTTGATTAATTGCATACCACCAATACCAGTTTGTACAACCAATTGTCTTTGTGGGTCCGGTCCTTTAAATTCAACTTTACCTTGGTAGAAGTTGTATAATTCAGACTTGAACATGTCTAAAGTGAAAGAAGACTTGTTGTATACTCTCTTGAAAGAGTTATCCAACTGAGACCATAAACCTACAGATAATCTGATATCATCTGGTCCATCTTGTTTTACTTTACCACCTTTACCCCACATTAGGTAAGTTTCAATATCATTTGCAATTTTGCTCAAGTGAGCAGCTTCCATGTTAGTAACAAACGTTCTTGACAAACGTCCATCTTCCATTGCTTCACGTGCACCAGCTTTACCCATTGATGCTACTAATTGCTCAATAGAAGATACAGAAGGATTTCTACTCTCATCAAAGTTTCTCCAAATCTCCGTTACAGGTACAGTACCATCAGCATTCAAACCACCTTTGATCATAAGATCAGCACGGCTAGAAATAGAGTAATGTACGTGTGCTTCAGCTCCACCAACAAAGTTGTAGAACTCACGGAATCCAGATCCAGTTTCAATGTCTGAGAATCTTTCACCATACTCACCACGTGCAGAACCTTTTCTAAAGAATTTAGTTCCTGGTGCCAAGTAAGCATTGTCTAATGATACTGCGCTATTATTATTTACAAGCTGTACAGTATAGATAAATCCGTCACCAGCAGGGATAATATCATCTGCAGTGATGTATAATTCTAAACCATTGTACTTGTCATAAGTAATAATGTCACCGTGTCCAAAGGATCTTTTAGATACTTTGATTTTAAAAGTGGTACCGTCAATACCTTTTTCATCATTTGTAGGCTCAATGTCCGCTACCACAAAAGGTAGGTCTTGTGCAATTGGCGTTTGCCATTTGTACTCACCACGAGCGTTATCTACTAAGATTGTGTTCTTTCCACCAAAAGAAGCCATTTGATACAAAGGCATTTCTACCTTCTGGGTCATAGCCCAAAGATCAACTGGTCCCATATCCATAGGCTCAGAAGATCCAAGCATTTGGGTAAGGTGATAAGAATCAACGTGAGAACTTGCTTTGTAAGCAGTATCTCTAAGGAAAATTCCATTGTTTAATACAGGAGTTGCCATAATTGTTAATTGTTATTTAGTTAATTGTTATTGTTTATTATTGTTTTACTCATTAAAACCTTTTAAATATGTTATTGCTTCTTGGTATCTTTCTTTTTGTAGAACGTGATTTTGTTTCTTCTTCACGTTGATCTACTCCAAGAGAGGAACCTCCAGCATTAGCTTGCTCAGTCTTTAGCTTTCTTACTGTTTTTTCAACACTACTTTGTGCTCCTTTATCCATGATCTTGGACTTATATCCGTCAGGATCAGATAACAACCATAGTGCTTCAGAAATTAGAGTATAGTTTGGTTCTACAAACTGATACTTCTCAAGCAAATGACCTAACAAGTTTGTGTTCTTTCCACTAACAGAAGGGTAGCTAGGCTGAACTAATCCGTTATATAGCATAGACTGTGTCTTTCTATCAACTTTTAAATCACCCAGTGATCCTTCTTTTAATGTGTTATACACATTCTCCATATACTGTTGAGATGCTTTTTGCTGTTGTGCTTTACGCATCTCTTGTTCTTCTAGCTTTTTAGCTAAAACTTTTTCTTGCATCTTGTCCAACTTAGGTTTAAATTTCATAGCCTGTTGTTCAAGCTTTCCTAAATCTTTCCAGATCTCAATCTCTTCAGCAATCTCTTCAGCATTACCGTAGCCTGTTGCTTGCAAGTAGTCACTGATTATAATTTCTTGGTCTTTTTCTTTGGTAACATCTAAGCTTTTCTTTGTCTCAGCTTCTGCTAACGTAGAAAACAAACCTTTTAAATCTTGACCACCATCAGCTACATAACGTGCAGCAATTTGGAGTTCTTGTGGTAAACTTTCAAAGAACTGTTTAGGAGTTTCTCTTCTAACCTGATTTGCTTTTTCTTCCAAGTTAGCTTCTATAAGCTCCTGCCAATCCTTAGCAGAATAGTCTGCTAAATCTTTATCATCATCAAAAGGAACAATTTTGTCTTCTTTAATAAGCTTTGAAAAAACATCACTTATACCAGAAATCTTTTTTCTTCCTCTTGTTTCTTTTTCTTCTTTCTCTTCTTCTTCTGATGATTCATCATTAAATGCATCTAAAAAATCTTTTGCATCTTTTTTATCATCATCACTAATTTCTTTAGACTCTGATTTTTCTTCAGTGTCTCCACTTGCTTCAGCTTCTTTGTCATCCTCCTCTTTATAATCAGGATCTGCAAATGACATGTCTACTTTTTCTGGTTTGCTAAATATAGATTTAGGTTTGCTTTCTTCCGGTACCGTAACACTTTCTGCTCCGGCTGCACCATCAAATAAGCTATCTAAATCAATATCAACTTGAGCTACATTGCTCTCAACTGTTTTACTTTCTGTTGCCATAATATTGTTGGTTTTTGTAATTAATCTTTCTTACATATATAATATACAAAACATTTTCATAAATAAACTTACAAAATGCAAAAAGAATTTACCATTTTTTGCAGTATATAGCTATCTATGTTTTTTTTCTTTTAAAATTATCTAAAAAGTTTATTTTTCTTTCTTAGAATCTTTAAAATCATATTTGTTTTTATTCTCTCTTGCTATTTGTAACTGCTTATCAGCTATATCTTTTTGAGCTGCAATTTTTTCTCTTTCTATCTGAAGCTTTGTTTGATCATTAGAATTCTTTAAAGTAGCTTGTTGTCTTTGAAAGTCCATTTTTTCTCTATCCTTTCTATCAGCTCTAATGTTTGCCATTTCATCTTGGAAATCATTAATTTTATTTTCATTAATGTCTGACATAGAACCATAGCCAGCAGCTCTAATTTGAGCAACCTCTAAATCATTCTGGCGTTCTTTTTCAGCTTCCATTGCATCATATTCACGTTTAAGCTTTTGTTCTTCAGCACTTGCGTTAAGTTGCTTTTCTTGCATTTCACGTTGTTGTTGCATTTCTTGCTGTCTTTGAGCTTCTTGTTTACCCTCAGCATCTTTTAGTATATCAGTTACCTCAGCAATAGAATCAGCTTTGATTATATTACCCAAATCATAAATACTTGCACCTGAAGTATTATTGGTAATTGCTAATTGTTTAAGTTGATCTAGAACAGCTCTATGATTTGTCTTAGTTGTTGCAAATACGTTAAAGTCTCTCAACAAGAGATCCGTTCCATTTATAGTGAAGTTAACTTTCTCCGCTTCTGAACTTATATAAGATAATCTTACACTTGGATTATTGCTATAATAATACTGTGCAACATCAGTTCTCATTTGGTGAACTCTAGGCATAAGGTGATCTGAATGCTGTGTAAAGTAAACTTCAGTTTGAGCATAAGATTGATTTAATGCTTGCGTAACACCTGTTGCTGTTTGTTGTGCTATAGGTGCACCTAATCTTTGAGGATTAACACCAATTGCATCAAATGCTTGTTGTTTAAAATAATTAGCTAATTGAATACGTGACATTAATCTACCCGTCTGCTCCATGTTAAGAGTTTGATAATGATTAAAGTTTGTAGCATTCTCAGTATTAGTAATAGATGTATCTAATGGTAACATGCTAAAATCTTTCATAGCAGTGTATGCTTTAGCATAATTACCTTTACCCCAATCTTCACCCATTGAATGACGCGGTAAAGCATTTTGATCAAACATGATTATAGTACCTAACTCATCTACCAGAATATCTGCTATTTGATTATTTACCATGTTATATCCTACTTGATAAGCTTTCATTAAATCAACTAAAGATGTTGATCTTGTGTTTCTATCTGAAAACACTCTACCTTCAACAGGTAATTTACAACCATATAAAGAATTGTCACCTTTAAATTGAAAAGGTACTCTACCTGGTTTCTTTTTATTAATCCCTAAATAAATAGGATTAATATTATCACTTGCATTAGATTTCCAAAAAGCTGGAAGGTTTGGTCCTATCTTAACACCACCCCATGTTTCATTAATCCAAATCCAATCTATATGTTCACCTTGCAATAATGTTTCTTTGTTTTTATTCTTAAACAATGAATCATCATATATAGGTTTTTCTGTTACTTTAAAAGTTTCATCAATAATCTCTTGAATGACTTCACCTGTTTCTGTTATCTTAGTAAGATGACCTACTTTACGTTGAGTTTTCCAGTATACAGTTGTTACTCTCATTAGGGATCCCTCACCCCAGTGTGTAATATCATCACCCTCATTTAATATAGAGCTGATAACATCACCACCATATTCAGGAGAAGTATTCCAATTGGAAACAAATTGTCTATAACCTAAACTTGGAGAACCGGTATTCCACTCATGTGATTTAGTAGGATCATAGTAAGCCCCATCATTTTGATAACCTGACACTTGATATGCACCTGATTTTGCCGGATATATTTCCTGCAAAGATTCCAGTTGTTTTTGATTCATCAAATAACCATACTTATCTATCACATCAGCAATGGTCATAAGATCCATTTTACCTGCATAATTAGATTGTGATATATATCTTGCATCTGGAGATTTTTGATAGAATGTAAGAACAGGGTTCCATAATTCTAATTCATAATCATCCTCAAGCATTCTAAAATGCCAGAACTCTCTGTCCGTAATAAGCATATCACGGAAAGCACGTTCCTCTAATTCTTGCATTTTAAATCTTTCTTCATCAACATTTAATTGATGAGATGCCCATTCCTCAACCATACTTCTATAATCCTTAGAAAAGAAGTCTTCTATTTCAGGTAATGTTTTAAGATTTTCTGGAGAAAGTTTTTGTTGAAATTCAGGATCTTCCGGGTTGGCACCCATTTCAATCATTCTGAATAAAAGTTTTTCTTGTGCATCTGCTAATAAATTTTCCTCAACCAATGCTCTTTTTTGTTCAAGCATTTCATTATAAGATAAATCATCTACAGCTCTAAACTGAACTTTAGAATATCTTTTAGAAAATTCTCCTGATAGTACATTTACAACATTTGGTATGATTGGATAAAACTTAAGTTCTAGTGCTGATTCATCTTCTTTAGTTAATACATCAACTAAATCTTTATAATCATTATCCTCTTCTACAATGTAGTCAGTTTTATCAATAATCCCTTTAGCAAGCTTATAATTCTTTAATAACTTTCTAGAATTTTGTTTTAAGAACTGCATACCTTGCAATTCAAGCCAATCTAAATTCCAAGCAGCCCAATCTTCATTTTTCTTTTTTGAAGGTAAAAACTGTATTGGTTGCGTAAGGCTAGAAGTTGACGGATACCCGCTATCAGCTTTAGCACCGTTCTTCAATTGCATTGCATTAAATACTTTCATACTTATCTAAAATTTTTATATGCTGATCTTTTTACTTTTGGACCACCGTTAGCAGTTTTAGTCCTTCCAATATTCTTGAACGGACTATACTTTAATTTATGGAATTTTTTTGAATTATCCAAGGAATCACCCAATTCTGATTCAGTTCTTCTTAAATAACCTCTATTTGATTCTTGAATTCTAACAAAAGCAACTAATGCAGCAAAAGTTACAAGCCTATCCACGTTGAGTCCAGGGTAATATGCAAGCATTTCTTTTAATAACATTGGATCTGGTATTCTTTCTATACCTAAAGTTGTTTTTATTATATTACCATCATTATCTAGTTCTTGATCTATTTCTTCTCTAAGAAATTCAATAGCATATGATATCAAGTGATTTTTAAATAAAGTCCCTGTATTTTTCCAACCATATTCTTGATAAACAGATTTGTTTGAACCAAGATCTTTTAAAAACATAATCTGTTGTTTTGGTACAAGATACTTTTGTTTCTTTTTAGATATCATATGTTGTATAAATAATGATATGTTATTCTCAACAATAGTCCAAGCATTATACCATTCAACAATCAATTCTAATTGCTGATGTGTTTTATTAATATCATCATATCTACCACACCAAGATGCTACAATTTTACCAGGTTCTATAAAACGTTCAAGACCTTGGGGACCTTCTCTTGTTATTTCAACAGAGTTTTTATATACAATAACACTACATAATGAATCTGAAGTAGTTGTCTTACCTTCTGATACGGGGTCAATAGATGCATAATAAGCACCAAACTCAGGACTTGAAACAGGTCTTTCCCATACAACCAAACATCCAGTTTTATCTTGTGCTTTTTTGCTTAATGGAAATTCTGATATAGGTAACTTATTAGATCTTTTTGCATGAATACCATCACTAACTCTTTCAAGCTCTATATGCTCATATGCATATTCTTTCTCTTCAATTCTTTTTTGTTGTTGTGATAAAATACCTTGAGGAAATACTGATTCTTTTCTATAAGCAAAAGCTTCAGCAATGTTAGTTGGTTTCTGAGAAATACGTAATTGATATTGCTCAGGACTTAAATCAGCTTTCCATTGGGCTCTTTCTGTTTTTATTGCATCAAGTGCTTCTTCTATCTTAGAGTTACCGTAATCATCAATATAAGGGGGCATAGACCATTGCTCTGGAATAAATAAACCAGCCAATCCAATAGTGCCATCTTTGTCCATTAAATCAGTTTCTACAGCATATATATCATTTGCTGTAGGATTCAATATCATTTGTTTTAAAGGCTCACACTGATCAAGATCCCCTACAGAACCTGCAGCTATAAACATACCTGTTGTTACCATACCAGAAGACATTGCAGGTCTAAGGTACTCATATGTTTTATCCATTTTAGGTGCAATACCAGCCTCTTCATGAAAAAAGATTGTTGTAGGTCCACCTACACCTGTTGTAGCATTCTTTTCAAAAGATGCACCTTGTATCTTAGACTTAAGACCTCTGGATGTTTTTCTATTACCTACTTTTACTTCAATCTGCTGTTGCCATAATAAAACCTTTTCAGGATTACTAGGTCTATACCAAGCAGTATGCTCATTCAAAAATGTTTTGTATTCATCAAGAAACTTCCATGAACCTTTATCATTAATGTAATCCTTTAGAGAAGCACCTATCTTACAAGTGCTACCCTCTTCAAACCAATATGTGTTAATAATCTTACCCATGTGAAAGTAAGAAGAAGCAATCTGACGTTTCTTTAAAATGGCAGAATGCTTATAACTAAGTTCAGCAAGTAGTTCATATAAAGCCATATGATACTGAGCATCTCTGACCTTAGCAAACCCATACTTCTTTTCCTCCTTGTCATAAATAGGAAGAAAGTTTAACCACATATAGTAATCTCTTGTTAAATACCAAGTATGGGAACCATCTTTATAGATAACCCCCACACGGCATTTATTTTTTTGATCATTCCAATAACTTGTAAAATCTGTAGACCTAAAAGGAGCTGAACAATAAAATCCATCTTTATTAAAATTAATAGCCTCTTGGTTAAAAATTAAAGATGTATTGTTAAACTCATAAAGACCAGGTTCTTTAAAAATTGATAATACAAACTCTTTAAAACTTTCTCTTGTCTCAAAATCAGTTTCAGTCCATTTACCAGATTCATATGTTGGAATGGAAATATACATTACTCTTCTTCTTTTAAAATTGCATGAATATCCCCAACATTAATAAGTAAATGCATAGTACCCTCATGCTCCATTTCAGTTGGAACACAATATTCAGCATATTGTATTAAATCACCTTCATTGATTTCAGTAACTTCTGTACCTACACCAATGACATAAGCTTTATATTCTTTTTGTATTGCTGAGTCTGGTATAATAATGTTAGTTCCTGGCACCATTCTCTGTGCTTCTTTTGGTTTTACTAAAACCTTTTTCCCTACCGGTATTACTTTTGTTTTTATCATTTTTTGTTGATTTATTATTTATTGTTTTATCTTCTTCAAAATGTGCTTCATCCCAATAACAAAACACCCATTTGTCTTTTTTTTCTTGCATTATTAAAGTTGATCATAAGCTAATCCTGCGCCACCTCTAACTGAACTTTCTTGTTCTTCCTTCATATCACTAAATGCACCCTTATAAGAATTTCTTATTTGTTCAAATTTAGCGGCAGCATTTACCATAGAATTAATGTTACCATCTCTACCATGTTCTATTGCTGTAGTTTCCATATATCTAGCCAATCTATCAAGCATTGATTTAATCCCAACATAAGCTCTATATGTAGGTGTTTCATAAAGCTTTCTAGCCATTTCTAAAGAATACCTAATTTTAGCATCTTCTGTTGATTCTTCAAGACCTATTTCTTCAATTATAATATCTTCTTTCTCATGCTCTGGTAAATTAAAGAAAGGATTTAAATCTGGATTGGGACAAGACATGTAAAATAAATATTGATAAACACTCATGTATGTATCAGGATATTCATCCATTAATTCTTTTAAAAACTTTAAAGTATAACAATGTTCTGTTGGTATAACTTTACCATTTTGTATATCAAATAATCTTACTATCATAATGCATCTATTAATTCTTTAAATAAAATAAAATTTATTTTTAATATTTTAACTCCAATTAAACCCTCTACATAAACCTCTGTGTAAGCAGAGTCTATATTACCTGTTTCAGGATTTATATAATGATTAAATGCAATAACTTTACTTAAATCAATTTGAGTATCTGTATAAACTTTTTTAGTAATTGTTGTATAATTACCATCACCAGTTGCTTCACTTACAGTAACTACTTGCAAACTTTCAAAAATTCTAGGTGTTATCATTACATATTATCTTTATGCCACATCATCAAAGTTCTAACTTCATCTTTAAGATATGGTAAATTATACATTTTAATCTCTTCAATTACAGGTTCTCCATTAACGTGTTCATTAATTGGGTATCCATTTTTATCTGTACCAACTTGTTTGAATTTAACGTGTTGAACAACAAGCTCACCTATTTTTAATTTAGGGTTGTGCTTTTTAATAATATACGCATAAATACTGAGTTGTAAGTTATAATGATTCAAATTACAATCATCCAGATGACTTACAGGGTTATACATCTTTGATGTTATACCTTCCCAATTAGTAAAACCTTTCTCTTTTATTTCTTTATTTGTTTTGTAATCTGTAATATTAATATATCCATTTACAACCTCTACTAAATCAGCTTGCCCACACAATTGTGCTGATTTTAAATAAACAAAATGTTCAGGGTATACACCATCTTTTAACTTCTGCTCAGGAGCTGTTTTAATACCCTCATCATCAACTAAAGGTTTAATTATAGGTACTTCAACACCATGTCTTTCAATAGTCTTAAAGTCTAGCATATCTGCTTCTCTCTGATTATGATACCAGTTACCTAAATCTATTGCTCTTTGCGTTTCTGATTCCCATGCAGCTAGTATTTCTTTTTCAGTCATACCATACCACTTAGATCTTTTATTCTTAGCTGATTTTTTAGCCTGACCTTTTGCATCAAATTTAGGTTTAAACTTACCTATAAAAGATGTAACGCTTGTCCAATCTATTTTTTCTTGATCATTGCTTTCATAAACATGACCTTCTTCTTTAAATATTACAGCCATTATTCTTCAATTTTTGATGAGGTATCTGTTGATGTTGTATACCAAAAAGGTTGATCAGCTGGTCTATCTCCAACCTTAAATGGTGGATTATAAGGAAAGGTCTGTAAACCTTGATTTCCTTGATTACGGAATGCAGCAGCTTCTGCCTCAGCTGTTAATAAAACTAAAGCTGCTTCTGATGTGATCATTTCATATTTTAAAAGATCATTTACTATTTCTGTTACTGTCATAATTATAAATTTAATTTTTCTTCTTGTTCTTCTGTTAACCAAGCACCCCACTTTTCTTTAGGACAACTTGATGATAGTGATCTTGTTTTAAATGCTAAACTGCAACCGCATTCAGAACAACAAGGTTGAGTTCCAGGAGCTAAACAGTTACTTCCTTGATTATCAAAGTGTTCACACTTTAAACAAATTTTAAGTCTTTCATCTGCAATTATTTCTACTTCCTTTTTTGTAAAAATAGTATTCAATACACCTTCTTTTATCTGATCAAGATTCTTAAATGCGTTTAGTAGCTTTTTTATATTCATTTTTCTTTTCTTTAAAAATTGCTTTATCCTCTTCAATATCTTTTATCATAAAAGTCATAGCTTCAAACTTTTCTAACTTTTCTGTAACACCTATGTGCTTCTCATAACCGTTGTATGTATTCTTAGATAAATTACCAAGAATGCTTTTATTCTTTTTTATAGCTTTATTTAAAGCAGGTTTTCTTATTTGAAAAGTTCCCAATCCGGTAACTGTAATACTAGGATATGTTAAGTCAGAAAGATGTTTCCTAACTTTAGCATAATAAAATGTAATAAATTCATCAACTAAATCTGGATGAACCCCCGCTTTAGAAGCTATATCTTTTTTAAAATCTTTGTAACTTTTAGCTTTCAATTCCTAGTATTTTATAATCTAATAAAACAGGACCTACTGTTTGAACATTCATATCCTTATTTAAATAGATTTTCTTTTTATTCTTTCCATCTTTTATTACAAGATTCTTTTTACTTGCTTTTGTAACAGCATTACGTGCTGACTGAGGACTTTTAAAAATCCCCAGTTCAGTCACGCTATTACAAAATAAAGTAAGCTCTACATTTTTTTGTTTTGCTAATTCAGATAAACATTCCAAATCAGCATTACTAATCTTTATATTGTTAAAGAAACAATATGTCATAATTTGATACTTGATTGTTATATCAATATCAACTTTAGCTTTTTGATCTACTTTATTTACTAGTGCCATATTATAAACTTAATAGCATATCAATCAAGTCAGGATGAGGGTAACAATCAAATTTGTCTCTTCTAACATTAGTATGTGTTAAAAGACCTTTGACTTTACCATAGTACGCATCCTCTTGAAATTCAAATGCTTTGGTTGGTCCATATTTTTTAATCCATTGTACTAATCCAACACGTATATCAATATTATCTCTCTCAGCTATATATCTTAACCAAAGATCCAACGCCTCTATTTGTGCAGGTGAATAATTGTGCCATTCAATATAACCTTTAAAAGGTTCTTTTAATTTACATATTTGATCTTCATGTGCAGTAGTTCCTGCATATGTCTTTCCATCTTTGATATAACCAAAGTTATTAATCTCAATACCTACAGAGTGACGGTTCATAAAACCAGATCCTGTTTTACCAAGATGCCAACCTTGACCACCTTCTGGAAATGCTTGCACCATTACACCGTCATACTCATCATCATTATTTCTAATGTTCTGACCTCCTAGTACAAATTCAGTGGCAACTCTTCCACGGCTATCTCTACCCCAACTATCTATAGTTTTGTAAGGATTGTTCCATCCTGCTGTATGATGTATAAAAACATAATCATTAGTAACAGGTCCTTCTATATATTCACCTTTAGGTAAAAAATGTCTGTGTATAACTTGATTAAATGATGTAGTAAAATATTGCTCTGCAATATCAGTGTCCTCATCAATAGCTTCAAACTCAGGACCATTTGTTAAAAGAAGTGTCCAGGTATCATTACCTACAATACCATCTGCACTTAAATTACGTCCTAACTGAAATCTAATAACTGCCTTTTTAGTAGCGGGACCAAATATTCCATCCTTATTTATTTTAAGCAGTTGTTGTAGTTTTCTTACGTCCGGGCCTTTTGATCCCTCTTTTAAAATTTCCATTACTTTTGTTTTTTAAGAGTTCTTGTTTTAGGCTCATTAACAGCACTCATTGCTGCTTCAAACTCAGCTTTTGCTTCTGAAGTGTTTTCTTCTGATTCAGCCTCTTCTCCTGCTGCATAAGCCTGAGCTAAAAACATTTGAGCTTGTAATCTTTCAGCACGTGCTTTTTCTACATCTCTTAATAGTTCTTCATATTCTTTCTGAACCTTTAAATGTTTGATGTTGTCTTTGTAAAAAGCTGTGATTTCTTCTCTACGTTTTTGTAGTTCTTCCTTAGAAAGTTCTGTTGGTTGTTCTTGTGTTGACATACTTGTTAATTTTTAATGTTTAACAAATATATACAATTATAAGTTTAAATACAAAAGGTTTAACCGTTTATTTATAAAACCGTTTTAATTCCAATATGTAAATAGTTTAGATTACGATTTATCTGTAATATACTGGCTGTGGTCCAAATTCTTTTATAAATCTTTAAATCAGCACCTATTCTACCTGTAATTAATGATGGATTATTATTTAACCTATATGCTGGGCCACCATAGATTCTTAATTCGCGAATTGCAAATTCATACTGCACAAATGAGTAGGTTGCACCATGATGACCCTTACCCATTGCAAGTACTCCAACAAATACGTCATTGTAACCAACTTCTGCAACAACACCTCTTGCATGCAAACAAGCTACATAACCTATGGCACCGGATTTGTTTTTATCTAAAATATAATTCTTAGGTGTTCTGTAAGGTGAGCATTCTTGACCATAAAGGCTGCTGCTCATTAAAATAAAAAGTGTAAAGATTAATTTGTATAGATTAGAAAAAGAAAACACTAGTCCTTAATCATTTCATGCAGTGTAGCACATTTTTCATATTCCTCAGATTCAACATACCAATCTATCATAGCTTCTATAGTTTCTTTATTGAATCCTGCTTCAACATCATGCATGACAACAGTGTACTCTATATTATTTGCTATGTCATTATCTAGAAGCTCATCAAAGGTTAACTCTTTTGTGATTATTTTAAAAGAGTTGTCATAAGCTTTCTCAAGCAGTTTCTCTGCTGCTTGTGTTTTCTCAATGTCTCCTAAACTATCCCAAAGGTTTTCTTCAAAGTTATCTTCACTCATAATAAAAGTATTAGACTGTTATATACATAATATACAAAATATCTAAGATATAGTAGCAGAACACACTGTTACTTTAACGCATGGAGTTATAGAATTAGATCATCAAGATCTAGTCCATGCTCCATCACAACACGATTGATTTCCATAAATACTTCATCTAGTGCATCAAATTCATCTCTAACTTGTGGTGCATCTTCAAATCTATGCTCCAATTTTCTTTTAAGATTATGTGTTATCTCAAATAAAGCACAAGCCATATCCATAGACCTCACTGCTCTTAGGTGAGCTCTTCTATCATCCTGATCATCTAGATCATATTCTAATTTTGCTTTCATATTTTATTAGCGTTTATTAGTTCTATAAGATTACTTACGTCTTGTTTATCTGTAAATCTTATTTCATCTTCTGTATTAAAGATTTCAAC